TAATAGAATTTGATGAAAAGTTTTCAGATATCTTGGCGATACTTCGATTCTTTGCAGATGCCATGAAAGTCACATCAGGAAACCACCTCCTCAAAATACGCAACTTGTTGGCTACGGGAAGGGGGTTCTTCATGTTACCCACGGAATGAGACACAACAATAACAGGCTTCATATTCATGTTGCGAGCCTTCTTGATGATCTGCTCGATCATCATCTTGTGTCCAAGGTGTGGAGGATTGAAACGACCATAAGTGAATACAACATCCATTTATATACACCAATATTTTTACATCTCATCGAGACGATCGTCTGATTGCTCCAACCACTGAATCCTCCTATCAATTGCATCTCTATATTTAGCCCTAAAGTCATTCTCGACATCAATGTACGCTTTGGACATCATGTTCCAATCATTCTTTGAAAACCCAATTTGAACATCTTCCACATTGATACCATGAATGTTACAGTAATGACGCATCACTTGCTCCTTGACGGCTTTCGTGATTCTTTTTATGGGGCGAGCCTCGTTGAACTCTTTTTGTAGATAACTTATCTGTCCCTGGATGAAATCACTATCCAAATTTAGAGCTTTGTCGAAGTAGTAGTCATGGAAGTATTGTAAAGTCTCAGCCCCTGGACCAATGGGGAGTATGGTGAAATCTTCATAGTCAAAGAAATATACAGGATCTGCTCGCTTGTTATAGGCATTCTTCAGTCGGTTACATATATCGAGATAGTCCCCCTCAGGTATTTTGTCTGAATGTGCATCAATCAACTGCATAGCTTTCAGTAAATCATCCATACTTACATGAGTGACGCAACCAATGTTTAAATACGTTTAAAAAAACCTCTGTTCTTTATAAGAATGGCAGGGCGTCTGAATATAGCCATCACCGGAATACAAGACGTCTATTTAACGGGTTCTCCGGAGATGTCTCATTTTGTAAATCGCTTTAAGAGGCATACAAAATTTATCACTCAGACGATAGAGGTACCATTCAATGGTAACCCTGAGCGCGGGAAAACAAACATCGCGGTAGTACCGACGACCGCCGGGGATATGATATCTAACATATCACTCAAAATATACGTAGATCGTGATGCAACTTCCAATGTTTATGACTCATTTGTGAAATCAAATATAGACTATATAGACCTTTTCATAGGAAAACAACACATCGACCGACTCACAACTGATTACATAATGATGTACCATAAGTTGAGATCTAATGAGACAGAAGATAATGAAATTCTGTACAGAGACTCATATAATACAGAGTCACATTTTTCATCTAGAGTGCCGTTATATCTAGATCTACCATTTTACTTTTACAAACACCCCCATTTAGCCATCCCAGTATGCGCTATGTATAAACACTCATTAGAAATTCATGTACAAATGAAAAAAACGATTGAATTTCGCACTAACTACATGCCCATAGATTATTCGGAAAACTTAAAAATATCGAACATGTCCCTGAATGTTGATTACCATTATTTGTCGGAGATAGAACGGAACTTTTTTAAGACACGGCCTATCGAATACATAATTACACAAACTCAAAAAACGCAGAGGCAAATAGAATCGTCAGATATCGATAAAGAGCATTCCTTCATAACCAAGTTCAAACACCCGGTACGTGAATTTTTCTTCTTCCTACAGCACGACGCATGGAAGAATTTAACAAACCGGTCAAACATAAACGAGGAGTTGGATTATGCGAATATGAAGATAAACAACGAAATTCTATTCACAGGAAACCATAAAGAACTTTCATCTAAACAATTCTTAAACAGGTACAGATCTCCGAGTGATGTAGTCGAGGAGTACCTGATTTGGAATAGAGATTCGACGCATTACAACCAAACGTTTATACCGTTAAATGATATACTCACATCTAATGCCGTCCGTAATCTACCAGGAACAAATCTAGCACTCTCGGGAATGTCGGGTATATCCAGAGGTTTGTTTAAAACTTTTGAAGTAAAAAATGGTTTATTCTATAATCACTCTCTTAGTATGAATCCGAATAAACATGAGCCATCCGGTGAATTAAACATGAGTCGCATCATGCATCAACAATTTACTTTTAAATTTAAAACACCTGACATAAACTCAATCTATTCGGTGTGGAATGGTCTTTACAGGTCAACGTTTCAACTATACGCCGTAAATTACAACATACTCGTGTTTGAAAATGGATTATGCGGCTTAAAATATTAATGTATCTTTATATTAATGGCTGGTAGGTTAGACGTTATCACTCACGGTAAAGGTGATATGTACCTGACCATAGACCCAGATATGACGTTTTTTCATCGCCAAGTGACGAAACGTCCAAACTTTGCCATACACTACGTAGACCTAAAGGTGAAAAAGGATGATTTTGGATTTGGTAAAACTGTTCGATTTACCATTCCACAGAACATTGGTCATCTGTTGAAGGGTGTGACTTTGAACATTAAAGCAGATGACATCCCAGATGAATGGAACTTATACTACCAGGATGGTGTTGGTGTGGGAGTAATCGAGTATGCCGACTTGATCATAGGTGACTCGATAATCGAACGATTAGACTCGAACTATATTACTATAGAAAAGACATACTTCAATAACTCGAGACAACAAGAAACCGTCGAAGATTTGACCGGCTTGATCCCACAAACCCAATTTTCTGGATGGTACGGATGTAGGAAGTCATTCTCTCAAAAACACACCCAAAAAGAGTTTGACTATATAGTCGACCTACCGTTCTATTTCTATAAAAATCCAGAATTGGCGATACCATTATGTGCGATCACGAAACAAGAAGTGGAAATTGAAATAAAGTTTAGGGACTTGAAGGACGTGTTATTTTCCAAAACGGTGGATCTATACGACGAAGAGTGTGTGGACTTCCCAATTCCTACCTACTACAATAACCAATGGACAAAACGGCGAAGTATAATTTATGAAGAATTAATAAAGGGTTATATTCGAACCGTCTATTCTAAATATAAATATGACGGTGTTCAATGGTATGAGAATGACGGAGAACCGTTTGGTGATGCACACATAGGTCAATGGGGTCTCGGAATTCACAAATACTCTTCGGAACAAACATTCAAATTAAGAGACTATTATCCATATTCGGATACAGGTGCTGCACCTACTTGGTCCATCGCCGATTTTTTACAAGATCAAGGTGGATTTACGTATGATATAGGAGACTATGCACTTAAAACATGGACACCTGAAATGTGGGCACGTACGAATGTGATGAAGGTGTTTTATCACTCATTTCCATTTTTGACCAAAGCTTCAGTCAATATGCGTCTGTTTATAGGAAACACTGAATTTAGTAAAGATGCTACTATTCACAACCCATATCAAAGTGTGAGTAGTTTAGAAAGTGTCGCAGAAGAACTGGACAGACGTTGTACTTTCATGCAGTATGAAAAAACCAGTCCCATATTACTCAATACGGTTTATAATTATCAGATAGAGTCAGTATATGGTGGGGGTGATAATCCATTTCAAGATATAAACAAAGAAAACGAAGTTTCCGTTCCTATAAACTGGCAAGATCATGGTAGAATCCTAATCACCAATTGGAATGGCAGAACAATGGGTGTAACTACGAGTGGTAACACCCCTAGCATGGTAATATATGAAGATTCGGATTCAGTAGCTGGATTTATTCGTATGTATTCACATCACCCGGTTAGTGAAAACTGGAATGTTAAATGGGATCGTACCGGTGTCATCAACCAAGAACATATCACCGAAATAGAGGGAATCGAAAGTAACACATTACCTTCTGATTTTCAAACAATCGGGTGGTTAGAATTACACTTCCCAATGCACTCAAATGTTACTGTGGGTGACAGGCAATACATTGACGAAATAAATGAAGATTGGGGGTCTATAGGTAACCCTCCCCCCTACCCATTTGATCTAACTGTATATGGAAGTAGATTCAAGTATTTTGGGTCAGAAATGGCGACATCATCCGCTGGTAAAGCAATCGTCGCGACACTTGGCCTTCCACAATATCCAAGAACTCTCAGAATTTATACATGGTATCCAAATAAAAAATTGGGTGGAGAACACGTACCCGGTTATTCCGCATTTCATGACGACACTGATTATGACGATTGGAAACGAACCGATGTTTATGGTGAAGAATTTTTAACAGTTTTTCCAAACTCTATAATCGATCTAGCGGATTCGCCTCGAATTCTTTCCGACGGTGCGAGTAATGCTGTATCTCGTACAATCATGAGTGATTATTGGGAAACGACCGACTTCAGTGGTAGCTTCCTGGAAGGTCGAACAGCTATACAAGATAATGGTCAATTCGCTCTATTTTGGGGACATGTTAGAAATATTACAATTGCTCATAGTTACATTCCTAACGCATACGTTGGTAATGATCGTGGATTCGTGCGAATTTACGAGTGGGACTTCAATAACTGGAATACGTATTCTGAATGGAAAAATGATTGGACCAAAGACTTTACACTAAAACAGATAATAGATCCACCCGATACACCAACATATAACTTTAATTTTGGTGAAAGAATATGTATATCAAGAAATAGTCAAATCTTAATCGTTTCGGAACCAGATTGGGTTCCACCAGATCGTCAATCCATTGATAAAACTCTTAATTTTGATTGGCATGTCGGACGCATACACGTGTATAAAAAAGATATCTCTGGTGAATATCAACTTGATCGAACAATATACCCAGAATTACCATCTTTGCAGGATAGGTTAAAACACGCACAAGACTATAATCATCCATTATATACATCTTGGGATGACCCCATACAAAAACGCTGGGAATTTGGAAGATCAATGCAACTGAGTAATGACGACAAAACACTCATCGTTGGCGCAACGTCTAACACTGTCGATAATCCAAACGAATCACCCGAAGGTACTGCCGGTGGTTGGGTGTCGATTTACCAATTAAACGCAGATGGTGATTTTGAGTTCAAATCATTCATAAATCGCGGTATAGATGAGGTGTCTGGTGGTGGTTTTGGTGTTAATACCACCGCCTTAACATCCGATGGTAATGACATTGTCATATCTGCGGATTTCGCCGAATGGGATCCGGACTCCGAACTTCCATTTCCAGACTCATCATATGATCCATTATCATCTTTTGCAAATTCAACCTCGAACCAAGATTGTGGGAGCCTTCATCTTTTTTCACGAGACACTCTCACACCTCGCACATACAATGACGTAAATCTAAATATGAAAGAGTGTAAGTTAAACTTAGAACTTGTATATTTAGATAAGGTCGAACAAATTAAATTACGAAATACTCAAACTAATCATATTATCACACAATTACAACTAAATAGGTTTAACTGGCAAGAATATGAGGGTATTTACTATGGATCGAACTATATACAGAAAACACAAAAGAATCAGTTCAAGTTGAACTTTTGTAACCCCGTCAAACAGTTGTACATAGTCACCAAGAAAGACAATACGAGATCTCTTGAACTATTGAACGATTCTAACACTGTTACATCAGGTGTTAATTTTTTTCAGGGTGTTACAGATTTTGATGGATTTGTGAGAAATTATGGAAACAGAGAGACGAATACCGTATACACGAGTAACTCATATTCACAACCTGTGATGGAAGCAATTAAAAGTCTTTCATTGACCTTAGACGAAGATGACGTCATACCAAGTGATGCTATAGGTGAATTTCCTTCACACTATCTACGATCTGTTCCATGTTCCAAATATCATACACATAGTGCGTTAAATCGTCGCATGTATACATGGAGTTTTTGTCTTCAACCGGAATCGCGGAAACCAACCGGACAGTTGAACTTTTCAAACATAAAAAACCAATTCTTAAACCTTGAAGGTTATAAAACTGGTTGGTCCCATAAGCATAATGTGTTCGTATATGCAAAAAGTTATAACGTCTTGCGGATTGAGTGTGGTACAGCTAAATTGTTGTACCCACTTGTCGCAAACGGTCTAAACAAACATCTAAAAGAAGTCGAGGACTTCCCACCACCAAGTGTGAGTAACTTCACTCTACTGGGTAATAGTCTTGTATTACACGAACGTTACCAAACGTACACAGATCCAGGATATACTAGTTCGGGTAATGTTATCGTCGGCACTTTTAACAATGTAGACGTTGATAATATAGGGACATATACGTTTGAATATCGTGTTACAAACGAACATGGTAGATATGTATCGATTTCAAGAACGGTTGTAGTTACAGATACCGTAGCCCCTATCATAACATTACTGTCGGATAGTACAATGAATGTACGATTGGGCTATACAGATTTTACTGATCCAGGTGCGACGGTCGATACGGGTGAATCGTACAGTGTGACTGGGACATATGATGTAAATACATTGGGCACATATCAGTTAGTGTATTCGGCTACAGATGATGGTGGTAATACTGGCCAGGCTACTCGAACCATCAATATTGTAAATGATGTGGCACCCAGTTTAACACTACTTGGTAGTAACCCAGTTCAATTGATAGAGTGTGATACATTCTCAGATCCAGGATATACAGTGGGTAACCAATACACAACCGAACCAGTCGTGGACTCAAGTCAAGTGGATACTTCGACGGTTGGTAATTATGATGTGACATATACTACAAGTTCCAATATCATAGGTACCAATTATTCTTCAGTGGCATTTACCAGAACAGTTTCGGTATTACCATTGACTGTTACACTCAATTATAGTCCAACTAATGGTACAACACATGCGATGTCTATATTCGAACCTTGGATAGATCCGGGTTACACAACGAATGGAACCGTCTCATCAAGTGTGTCAGAAACCACAGATCTAGGTGGTACTAATGGTAGCGTTTATCAGAATACTATAAGTTATACACCCACATGTAACGACAACGAACGTGCGAGTAGAACAGTAAAAAGAAGTGGTGAAAGAGTGAGAGTTAGGATGTATGGAGGTGGGAGTGGATACACTAATGACTACAATACTGTTGTCTACGAAAAGATAACATTGATTGGTAATTGTACCATCAATGGTTCTAACTCATCTAATCCACCCGGTAACAATCAATGGATATTCTGGACGGGTACCAACAATGGTGGGGTACTTGTTAGAGTAGACAATAACAAAATAAATGTTAGGGTTGCATACGGTGCTTTATTTACATCATATTATAACCCATCACCTGAATGTGATATGTCTTGGGATATTCCAGCTAATTACGAGAATCAGCGGCTGACGATAGTCGTTTCTGCTCAACGAACTACATCAAGTGACGGAAAAGCGTTATTACGCATTTATACAAATGATGGAACCGACTCAGATTTTGATCCAAACTCTTTAACAAGTGACGGCTACGCACTCGTACACACACAAACACAAAATATTACAACTTGGGGTGGTTCATATTTATCTTATATGTTCACCGCCCCGGGTGGTACGTATGGTGTAGTACAACCTCTTCGCACCAGTAGTAACCAACCAAGTATGCATCGGGTGAGTTGTCAATCAAGCACTGGTGTAGGTTTATGGACAAGTGGAGCGAACGGTCCAACTTCAAATCAATGCACTGTGGCAACCTTTCGCTACAGTCTTTTCGATTATATGTAGATTTAAAGATATTTTATACTTATACAGTATGAGTGAAGCAGCTGAGATTTCACTAAAAGCTATTGGAAAGCAAGACACACACTTTCTTTCCAAAGACCTGGAAAATTCATTTTTTAAAGATTCATATGAACAACATAGTCACTTTTATATGAAACAAAAGGTGAAAACTGTGAAAAATGACAGAGATGAACCCAACTGGCCTTGGGGAAGAAAGGTAAAAGTTGAGTACAATCCACGTTTGATGGGTGATTTACTATCAAACATGTCCGTGACCATACCACTACCTGCATTCCTCGCAGATCCACCCGGAAACCTGGATAGATACGCACCAATGATCGGGTATCACTTAATAAAAAATGTCACCATGTATGTGGATGAAATCGAGGTTGAAAAGATCGACTCAAATTGGGATATCATACACCATAACTTGTATCAAGATGTTGACGAAGAAAAAATGTCTGAAATCAACATCAATCGTGGATGGCCACATAGAATATGGTCAAGTAATTTTGCCTTTCAGGAAGTTCACAAGAAAATGATACCTATGACGATACCATTGAAATTCTTCTTCTGTCGTCGATTTGAATCCGGTAAATCAGATAAACCATACTTCCCCCTATGTGCGATTTACAAACAGAAGGTAGAGTTTGAGTTTGAGTTTCATAAAAAAACATTTTTTACACCCACCACCCAATCCATAACACTTCCGTACTTCAGTGTAGTGACCGACGAAATTTCCTTGACGGATGAAGAACGCTTATTTTTCGTAAAAGAACCGAGAACGGTAACTACTGAGTTTACCAAGATTCATCCTACATACGAAAATCAGGAGGGTCAATATGAGATTGTAGCAAACCTAGTTCCAAATATTCCAGTCAAATCGTTACATTGGTACATAATCAATAGTGACTTTGAAAAAGAAGACAATCCATTGGACACAAGCTTTGGTCCAGAGCAAGACTCACTCACGAATGGAACGACATATGCCCCATTTGCGCATTATAACAATCGTTATAATTTTTCATCCGCTTTACCCATTGGTCAACTAGTCGATGATAAATATTCAGAGTACGACAACGTAACCGACATAGATGTCATTATAAATGGTGAAAAGCTGGTTAAAACAATTGAAAATGGTCCCAAGTATTTCCGCTTTTACACCACATCTAAATCCGGGTTATCACTACCCAGACAACACCACATATACACGCACACATTCGCATTGGACCCGAAAGATCCAGGACCATCTGGGTATTTTAACTTTGAAAATACCGTGTCAGACAAAACATTCATCCGTGCGAATGTAAAACGAGACATAACCGCTCCACCTAGAAATGGTATTTGGAGAATGCATATATACTACACCGGATATCAGACCATGCGATTTGAGAACGGATTTATGTCTTTCGTATAATTATGTACGACAAACGTGAATGTCAGACGGGTATAGTACACATAGGTTATGGAAACTTCCATAGAGCCCATCAGGCCATGTACATAGATGAGTACATGCAAAAGACGGGAGATCTTCGTTGGGGTATAGTCGCAGTCAATCTCAGGAATGAGGGGTTTCGTGAGATTGATGATTACATCGTGAGAACACCTACTCAGTACACCAAGGTGAGATCCCACCTCGACTATATCGATTGGACGAAGAATAGAACCATCGCCAAACATATGCTGACTCTCCCAAGCGTACATCTCGTAACCATCACCGTCACAGAGAGTGGATACGCACCAGGGTCACCCCTATTTGAATACCTCGCATGTGGTCTCAGAAACCGAAAAGATCCCATAACCATTTTATGTTGTGATAACATTCGACAGAATGGTATCGTCCTCGAGACGCAATTTCTCGCCTATCTCTATCAGACAAATCAACATGAGGTTGCAGATTGGGTTCGCGCCAACGTAAAGTTTCCATCGTGTATGGTCGATCGTATCACACCTCGAACAACTGATGAACTTCGCCAAGAAGTCGAAAGTATCTTTCCTGGGTATGGTCAAACAGCCGTTCAAACTGAAGAGTATAGACAGTGGGTCATTGAAGATAAATTCGCATCAGATTTCCCAGACCTCACACAAGTTGGTGTCATCATCACCAAAGACATCGAACCTTATGAAGAGACAAAAATTAGGATTCTCAATGGTGGTCACACAAGTCTCGCCTACCTTGGTGCTCTTTCAGGATATGACACATTCGATCAAGTCATGAATGATCAGCGACATCGTGAACATTTCGAACATCTTCAAAAGGAGGAGATCGCACCATCACTGGATATTGATCTTCCATTCGATGTCTATGAGTACATAGACAAAGT